ATTATTTGTTATGAGTGGAATGCTCAATAAGTGTTCTTACATTGTTGGTAAAAATGTTGATGTACCTACGACGAATGTATCTGAACCGTTGCCAACTATTCCAGAGACAGGCGAAGGCGAAGGCGAAGGCGAAGGCGACGGCGAAGGCGAAGGCGACGAAAAGAAAAAAGTCACTTTGCCACCACCTCCTCCACCAGTTCAGAAAAACGGTATAACAAAGTTTGTATCTCAGGTATACGCACCACTTAAAACAAATAATTCAACTAATGTCGTAGCAAATGATCTAACACTAGATAAGCAACTCATTATCACCGGACCAAACGCTGCAGGAAAGACGACTGTCATTAAAACAACTATGTTCAATATTATTTTATCGCAACAAATTGGATTCGGATTTTATGAACGAGCTGAAGTAAACCCGTATGACTACCTTCACTGCTATTTGAATATTCCCGATACATCCGGTCGCGATAGTCTCTTTCAGGCCGAGTCTCGCCGGTGTATGGAGATTCTTCGTTGTATCATGGATAATCCAAAAAAGCGCCACTTTTGTATATTTGACGAGCTTTATTCTGGAACAAATCCTTATGAGGCGGTTGCTGCAGCATACGGATATATCGACTACATATCTAAGAACCCAAATGTCGACCTCATTCTTACCACACATTATATCGAGTTATGTGAACTATTGGAAAAGCAAAACTCTGGAGCAGTTTCAAATCTTCACATGTCTGTATCACCAGAATCAGGCGCTTATCTATACAAGATTGCGACCGGAATTTCGACAATTAAAGGCGGATTGAAAGTTCTTCGCGATCTCGAATATCCTGCCGAAATCGTGGAGAGTGCAAGTAAAATTATTCAGGGATAAGTATGTCCTTGAACTGCAATATACCTACGTAAATATCGTTTGTATGTAAAATAGTCAGGATCATCTGTATATGTCACATTTTCGAGTATTTTCATATTAGTATACATTGTAACGCACTGGTTTTGTGTAGGAGGTTTGGTCGGATTACTTGATATTGCATTATAGACCGAATTTATATTGACACGAGCTTCTTCGTGTCTCTGTGTGAATTGCGCCTCATAAAAAGAAAAGTTCAAATAGTTAATTAAATTTGTAATCACAACAACTGCTTCATGCGGTTCGACATCAGTGCTTAATGTTTCATTCATTGTATAGTATAAATAGTAATTATATTTATATTATTCTAACCCAAGAGGAGGTACTAGTGAATTTTTATCAATAATCACATTTTTGGCCACTCGTTTAATCACTTTGGATATATTCCCATATTGAGCACCATCCGTTATCGTTTTTGATAATTTGAAATACTTCACATTATCATTTGAATTACTATCCATACATCGTGGATGTTGTGCAGCCCATTCCCCCATAAGTCGCACGTTCTTATGTTCAACTGCTAATACAGCGTTCGTCATTTTCGCATGGTCAGGTCCATCTCGCTCCCATTTATCTTCGTCCTTCACATACAAGGTTTCACGTTTGATGTCGCTACAATGAACCGGACGTTTGTGTAATTCCGTTTTATTCAAGTTTGTTATGAGTATATTCGACATGCCTTCAACATAACCCAACTTCCCTACACTTTCAAGGTCATCCGTATTCAGTTGAATCGAATTCACGAAATCCTTCATATTCATCGCATCCTTGCATTGTTCGTTCAAGAAAAACTGTAAATTGAATGTCTGGTTATAACAATTTGTCATATTATTATTCGTATTGTTGGTATTATTGATTACTGTTGTAGGGGTAGCTACAATAGCTGTAGATGCGGCTGCAGCTACTGATGCATTAGCTTTGTATAAATCGAGAATTTGGGTTTTGAATTCTTGGTTCATATCAATCATCGTATTAATCATTGATTTTAGTTCTTCAGCACTTTCCAGTTTTGATGACTCCATCATTTTCACAATACATGCAGAACCATATTTCTTATTATGCCGCCACAGTCCAGTTCGATTGATATAAGGGCGTTTACAATATTTACAACTATACGCGGCGGTCGGAGGGTAAGCGTTGGTCACGTGACCTGTTTCGGCAGAAGGATGATAGATGACGTTGTTTTCGGCATCTTCATTGTGAAGGTCGATCTGGACGACATTTTTGATGGGTGTTTTTTGGGGGGTCGACAGAATGGATTTTTTGGAAGTCGGTTTTGGGGGGATCATTTTTGCGCCAGAACCGGCAGAAACGCCAGAATCGCCCGAAATGAGACTGTGAAAGTAGTTTTTGCATTTGAAGTTCTCTGAACATAACCGTTGATGCTTTGACGATAAAAGATGTGTATTAAAAACAGTTTTGTTATTTGTTGTCAGGTTGCATGTATCACATATGTACATAATATCGTTTTTCAGTCTTGATGGAAATTTGATGAAAATGTTGCCTAAATTGGGGCGTCTATAAAAATGTCCAATATTATAACTTCGGGGGATGGACGCGCCGGGAGGTCCTAAAAAATTACAGTCACATTTTTTTCGTCGGTTCCAAAAAAGTTGTGACTGGTCAGTCACAAAATGCATGTTTTTCGTGTTTCAAAAGTATTTTGGCCAACCCCCATTTTGGACATTTTTGGGACATGTTGCGTACATGTTGCGTGTTTGGCAACATTTTCATCATTGTCCAAAAATGTCCAAAATGGGGGTAGGGAATCCCTGGTTTTATTGAAAATATTCCAATTTCAAACGAAATATTTTTGGCTGAAAAGTCTCTTTTCGAATGAATTCTCATGGTTCCAAAAAGAAAGTTTTATCATGATATGCCCAATTTGTATGGATTTCAGAAAAAATTGAAATACTTTTTTACATTCTGCATACATCAGCGTTCAATCATATACAGAATTCAGACAATGCAATCAACCAACCAGTTTCGTCGCAGAATTACTCGTGACCGTTCTTCCAAGGCGTTATATACGATCATCGAGTTCTTCGACCCAGAAGAGTCTCGCAACCTTGGAACAAGACGTTATCGTATTCCAGCACATCAAAGATTTCCCTCATGGTCTGAGGAAAAAAAACAAAAACTGATTGACACTATTTTACAGGATTACCCGCTTGGTTCAATCATCGTGACCTCCCACGTTGAGATTTCAGTTGGAGGAAGTCTTCAGCAATACTTCAACATTCAAGATGGCCAAACAAGATTGACCGTTCTTCACGAGTTTTCCAACAACAAGTTCTCGACAAAGGACGGCCGCTACTACAGAGATCTTTCTGAAGAGGAGCGTGCACGTTTCAACAACTACCAAATCAGCTGGGAACTCATCGAAAAAGTTGACGCCACAACCGACCGCGAATTCGATGAAATCATTGCTGATATGTTCGAGAGATTGAACAGTGGCAAACCGCTCACCGACAACGACAAGTTTCATGCGCGTTTGAGTACGCCAGTGATGCGACTTGTTGAAAGTCTGAGAACTTCACCCGAATTTGGTATACTTTTGAAAAAATACTGCTGGAGTGAAATCGGCGGTGGAAAAAAGTTTACCGGGTTGAAAGAAATGGCGGCAGTCATCATGTCGGTCATTCTCCGCGATGCACATTTCATCACTACATCCTACGCTTTGAACGGCGAACGAATGGTTCGAACTGACATCAAACCCGAAGACGTTGAACAAGTGAGTCGTTTCCTGCGCTGGTATTTCAGCATCATTGAATGCGCGATACCCAATGTATCCAAACCGACCCGTGGAATGTTCAACAAGATTCCTTCAACGCTCGGAATGATGCTGTTTGACTGGATTCAACACCCAGGCGCAACTCATGATGCGATGTGGGTCAACTTCATCAAAGCAAACTATGAACACAAAGATTTCATCAAGACACTATTTGCAACTCTGAATGATGGCGACCGTCGTTGTGCAACGATCAGCGCATTCAATGCAAAATTTACGGCAGTCGTTACAGCATTCACGCCGAGTCAGTCATTCGACCATGTCATCGCTCAAATTACAGGTGTGGTTGCCTATTCGGGTGCAAACAACGGTTCCGACACCGAAACAGACGAAGAGAACTGAAGTAATTCGTTCAATATGTGGTAAGGTTTAAGGTAAGGGTGTTGAGTGTATGTTTATATGTATGTGTGGTAGAATGGTGGTAGTGTTTTTTTTTACGTAATGTCATTCAATGGATTCATAATTGCGTTTTTTAGATAATCCGTATAAATCCGTTTGTTTATAGAATATAAAATAGTGCAGGTATTATAAATACATACATGGGTGAGTTAAGTTTTTTGACCATTGTTGTTAGTTTAGCCGTTTGTTCGCTTTTGATATATGCTGTATTCCAATATATGAAAGTACGATTGAATGTTTTAGAACAATCTCAAAAAGAACAAGCGCTGATATTACAGCAATTTATAGAAGAATCGTCTACGGATATAAACCGTTTGTACAAGATTTCTGCAAATAATGGTAGGCAGTATGAACCGCAAGGAAGTATTATATTGGAATATGCAAATGAACATAATAGCGACCATGAGCACCCTAATCAAAAACAACCTGCATACAATGAACCTCATATGATTCATTTAGATACCGCCATATTTCAAAATAAGAAAAGCAACTTGATTGAGATTTCCTCAGATAGCGAAAATACAACCGATAGTGAAAGCGATGATAGTAGCAGTGAAACTGAGAGTGATACTGAAAGCAGTAGTAGCAAAAATGATAGAGAGTCTGAACGTGAAAATGACGGCGACGGCGACAGCGACGGCGACGGCGACGGCGACGGCGACGGCGACAGAGACAAAATTCACCCAGTTCTTGTTGTTGAAACATCCGATGAGCAAGTATCAAGCATTATTACTGAACTGGACAATAACATTTGTCATACAGTAAATCCTAGTTCAGATATTAAACTGGTAACAGTTGATTTAGGAACGATACAAGAGTCATTACATTCAAAATCGTCATCACCAGAAAGTGCATCAGACGTATTAAACTTATTATACAAAAAATCACAAGAACAACCTGTAACAGTAGAGTCAAGACCTGCTCCTGCTCCTGCTCCTGCTCCTGCGAATGTATCTTATACGAGTATGTCTGTAATAGAATTACGACATTTGCTTAAGGAAAAATACAAACAACATCCCGAAAAATATGCCGAAATACAAAAACTCAAGAAAGCTGAGCTAGTTTATGCATTACAAAACGCAAATGTGTAATCACTTATTTTTATTCTAATGACATAATAAACACATAAAATGTCGTATTCACAACCACATTGGGCGAAGAATTTCAGTTCAAGTCACAATGTTTACTTTGATTTTCCACCATTGATGAGTGATGGACGCAATTTTGCAGGATGGCAGCCTGGAAATGCAGTGAATGAGTCGATTCGACGCGCTGAAAATATCAAAACAAACTGGGACTATCGCCGATTCTTGACGACAAATGCAGAACAAATCATGACCCTCAACAAGATTGATGCTGTTAATATGTCTGGTCATGGGTCATTTGAAGTCAATGCATATGAACAGGAAAATCAACGCAACGTTCCATTTATGTATGCTTCTGTGATGGATGATAGGGAACCTTTCGGTTATGTTCAAAGTGACTTGAAAGAAACTTATCTCTCGAGAGAAGCACTTCAAGCTAGAATGATCGCGCCGGAAATCACACAGGAACAAGTCCTCGAATTCCAGCGTCAACAACAAGCAAAGGGTCAGGCCAACGGTAAATAGTAATAAATTCACGAATCTATATAAACCTTACTTTGTAATCATTGTTATATTTACAATCATTACAAATATGCGAATCATCAGTTTTGATGTAGGTATGAAAAATCTAGCCTATTGTTTGTT